CAGCGCACACTTTGTAGATTCTTTCGGCTTTACGAAACTTCCTGATTTTATAAGGGGATTAGAGGGGGTAAAAGAGCAGGAAAACCAAAAAGAGGAACCGGAAGAAACGCAGGACACTTCTGGACATGATGTCCAAACGGATTATGCGAAAAAACCTTTATTTATGCGGTTTATGGTTACTCTGAAAGATATTTTACCCCAATAAATACCCCTTTAATTTATTTTAAAGCCCCTTGTAACTGCTGCATGAGGGGCTTTTGTGATGCGCTCAACGCCTTAATTGGTATCAGGTGCTTTTTTTGTATTTTCATAAATATCTTTAATACAGTCAGTGAGTCCATTTGTAGCAGTAAATAGTGATAGTCTAAATTTATCAAGTGCCATATTACGTTCATGTCTTGAAGATGAGGAAGATTCAAAAATACTGCGATAATAAACATAATTTGCAATTGGATTCAGAACATCTCTTGATAAGCATATATCCTGTTCTATTATGTCGCTGATTGCTTTTATTGAATTTCGCGCCCAGGCATAAGAAGAACTTGGAAAGCTGCCGATTTCATTCCAGTGCATTAGTATTTTTATTGCTTTATCTGAGAGCCCGGTTTTGTCATGTATAAATTGGGTGTCTTTAGTTGTGCAGTTATCTAAGCCAAGTAGATAATCAGAACTACACTTTAAAACTGTGCAAATTTTTTTAATTGTTTTTATATCAGGTTCACAATTTCCACTTTCCCAATTCTTAACAGTGCGGCTTTTAGATTCGGTTGCAACATTTCCATTTGGAAATATCAAATCGTAAAATTCTGGTCGTGAAATATTTAATCTGTTTTTTCGTAAATCTTGCATTCGTCCCCCAAAAGTATTTAATGGAAATATTATTTCTTTTTTTGACAATTTTTCGCTCCTTTTTTGATGTTTTTTAGATATGTTATTTCTGATAAATCTAGTATATCATAGAAACATGAAGAAACACAATAACAAACAATAAAAGAAAGGTGATTTTTATGAAGAATAGGTTAGTCAGGTCAGAATTAGGAATTGATGTAAAAACGGGCAGAATAGATCAAGCGTGCCAGCGTTATGGTGTTGGAAGAAATACTATGCGTCAGATTGCCGAGGACGCAAATGCTGTTATAAGAATTGGGCGTAACTATTTAATAGATTTTCCCAAAGTTGATAAATATATGGATAACTTGGCAGGAAATGAGTAAATGAGAGAGGTTTTTACAGATAATGGCAGAATGGAGGTAAGGCGGTGGATTTTAATGAAGCTGTACAGATGATTAAAGGGAGTTGCAGCAGGCAGATTTTTGCTTCATTTGGCTATGACGATACGAGGAAAAAATACACTGCGCTTGAAACATCCTCACACAATAATGCTGACCTCCATCCATCAATGGGGCTGCACTATTCAGGAGATTCGTTTTTCCTGAAAGATTTTGCAGGGGAGCAGAAAAAGTATTCCAGTATTGACCTCATAATGATAAGTGAGGGATTGGAGTTCCCGGATGCAGTGCGGAGGGGTGCGGAGATATGCGGCATAACCATTGATGATAACAAAGGGGAGGAACTTTCCACGGACAAGAAGTTTATTCTTAAGGGATTGTATGCCAAAGCAGAAAGAGAGTTTTTTTCTGTAAAGGAAATTTGTTCAATTCATCATTACCGTTACAAGGATGCGGAGGGAAAGAAACTTTATGACAAGTACCGTATTGACTATATTTCGGACGGTGGGAGGAAAGAAAAGCATATATCGCAGGGCGTGGAAAAGGATGGATATATACGGAAATTCAGGCAAGGGGAATATCAGTCCTGCATAGCTATGTATGGCGATTTCCGGCAGTACCAGGCAGGGGAAAGGGTATACATAACAGAGGGTGAAAAATGCGTTGATTCCTGCCACAGAAAAAGGATGGAGAATGTTGCCACAGTAGGCAGCGCGAACGACTGGAAATATAAGGGAAAGAGGTTTGCAGTATTCTTCAAGGGTACGGATATTGTCATATTGCAGGACAACGATAAAGCAGGGGAAAACCTCACAAGGGATATTATATCTTCCTTAAATGGTGTGGCGGCATCTATCAAAGTGGTTGTCCCGGACAAAAGCAGGGATAAAGCAGATATTGCAGATTTCTTTTCAAATGGTGGCACATTGCAGCAGTTGGAAAAAATGATTGAGGGAACGCCTTGTATCAATGGATCCGTTACAAAACAAAAGGCTGCTGCCCGTCCTGCTATTCCACAAGAGCAGCAGAACAAACATTTAGAGCAAGCATTAAGGGAGTTACACGCTGAACAGTACGAAACATCAGATAAAGGTTTTGGGCGGCTGTTTGCGGATGTATTTAAGGACAAGCACAGATATAACCCGTCACGAAAAGATTTTATGCGGTATGACGGTAAACGTTGGATTGATGATATTGAGGGTCTGAGTGCGAGGGCATCAGCAAAAGCCCTGTCAGATGCACTTGTGAGATATGCGGTAAACGTTGATACAGAGGGAAAATATCTGAAAGCAGTAGCGGCGTTATGTAACATCAGGAACCGGAACAATATGCTTCAGGACAGCAAGGACGTATATTTTTTTAGCAATGAGCAGTTGGATGTGAAGGATTATCTTTTGAATTTGCAGAACGGCACACTGGATTTGTCCGGGAATGAGCCTGTATTTTTGAACCATAACCCCGATATGCTTCTTTCAAAGATATGCAATGTTGAATATAACCCTGCTGCCGATTGTAGAGAATGGAAAAAGTTTTTACTGGAAATCATGCAGGGCGATAAAGAGAAAACGTTGTATCTCCAAAAGATAGCGGGGCTTTCACTGACTGGGAACACAGAACAGGAAACTTGCTTTATCCTCTTTGGGAGTACTACACGCAACGGAAAATCTACGTTTTGCGAAACCCTCATATATTTGTTGGGTGACTATGCCCTGACAATGAAGCCGGAGAGTTTGGCAGTAAAGCAAAATCTTGACAGCAGGCAGGCAAGCGGAGATATAGCACGATTGGCAGGGTGTAGGTTCTGTAATGCCAGTGAGCCGCCAAAGCGAATGATATTTGATACAGCTTTATTAAAATTATTGTTGGGCAGAGATAGTATTACAGCAAGGCATTTACACCAGAGGGAATTTAGCTTTATCCCTAAGTTTAAACTTGTGATAAATACAAATTATCTGCCAACGATTACAGATGATACGGTTTTCAGTTCCGGCAGAATAAATGTTATCAGTTTTGACCGACATTTTGAGCCACAGGAGCAGGACAAAGACCTAAAGAACCGATTGAGGGATAAACAGGAGTTATCCGGCATCTTGAATTGGTGCATTGAGGGATTGCGGCTATACCGCAAAGAGGGATTGAAGCCCCCGGCAGCAGTACGGGCCGCTACGGACACTTACAGGACGGACAGCGACAAGATAGGCAATTTTATCAATGAATGTCTGACGAAAACGGATAAAAACAGCAAGGCGAAAGATATTTACGAGGTTTATGCAAAGTGGTGCGAGGAAAACGGCTTCGGAGTGGAGAACAAGTCAAATTTCTTTGCAGAACTTAAAACAAAGGGATTATTTGCGAACAGTGGGACGGTAGGCGGAAAGACTGTAAAAAATATCGTAAAAGGCTATACAGTGGAAACAGAATTTATTGAGTATAAAGAGCAAGAAGAACTGCCATTTGACTAAGAAAAATACTGAAATGTGCAAAATGTGCAAAACAAATGTAAAAACCCTATAAGGAATGAATTTCGCAATGTCCCATGTAAAATGCACATTTTGCACAAATCCAGAAAAGTCAAGGGTTTCAAGGTAATTTAATATAGTGAAGTATGCAAAATGGATGTAAGGAATTTTATGTTTTTTATAATCAGGCTGACAAATTGAAAGGAGATATTATGGCAAGGTCAAAGGAAATTTGGATTAGATTTAGCGACACAGAAACATATTCAGAGAATGAGGATAAATTACTTTCGATTCTTTCTAAGGCATCCGGGAATTGTGTTGTAAAGGTGTACATTGAAAGCACAAGGGGCTGTAAGATTTTGCATGGTTGGTCATTCGATAAAGAAAGGATTTCTCTGTTGATGGATGTTTTTGGCAGGGAAAATGTAAGGTATCAGGAAAAGGGAGTAAAATGGCATAGGCCTAAAGAAGTACCCAAAATAAAGCAGATTCTTCCATGCAACGATACCATGTATGCATTGTTGACGGATGGGGATGGTGGACAATATAAATGCAAGGTGCTTATGTATGCACTATGTGATGATGGGGAGATTTACCCTCTGTATTTTGATCGTGAACTTGCAATATCCCCCTTAAGTGAAGCCGCGTTTGATGTGGAATTATACGAGATGGAGAATGGCATAATCTATTTGCCGGAGGAAAGTAAGCCGGATAAACAGAGATAGAGTTATTAGTTTGGCAGATATATCAGGGCGGACTGCTGCCATCACAGCATTTTATGATTGATACTGGGAGCGGATCACTGGCATTAAGACAGTGGGGCAGAGGAACAATTTTTTTTCTGAAATTCAGCAGTATTTTGAAAGAAAGGGAATGCAGGAGTCACAGAACAGGGATAAGCTGTTAGAGATTTAATATTGAGAAACCCTGATTACTGAACATGGAGCGACAGCGGAAAAGTTTCAGAATATTAAATTATGCCGTGATCTGATTATTGCGGCCATTGATGAACTAGAAATGAAGTACAAAGAAATGCCGAAAATGCCGCAAAATGCCACCTGAAAAAAGAGCCTGCCCATGCAGACAAGCCCCGAACACCTATAACAATCATAAGATTGGAGGGATTGAAATGTCAAGAAGAAAGCGCATAAATGATACAAACACGATGCAGCGTCTTAGTTATGCGGAGTACGGCATTGGGCGGCAGCGGCTTGAAGAATTACAAAGCGGATGCAGAACCGGGATATATCACCCTGAAATCCTGAAAGCAGCCTGTAAAGGGCTTGAAGCTATTTCGCCGTGGATCCTGCTATCTGTCAGGCAAGGCAAGTCTTTTGACGCTCTGGCGGTGCGGTGGGAACTGGGGGAGATAGAAAAGCCGCCATTTTGCAGGACTGATTTTTATTCATGCAGGCGGCGGTTTTTCGCTAATTTGGATAAGGAACTGAAAGAAAGGGGTGCATAGCGTGAAGCAATTAAATGAGGGTGCATCTATTCAGCGGCAGGGGTGCAGTAGAATTATAAGCAGGGGATATGTGGTTATTTTGTAACGTGGCGCAGTAACTACGGAAAGGAAAGATATGTTTTGTGTCATTCAGGAAGTATCAACAAAGACGGTTCCGGCAGGAGAGCCAAAGGGGATAGAGGTATATGAATCACGGTGGACGGTGGATGGTAAAGAGTTCTGCAGCTATGAATACCGTAACAGCGCAGAGCGGTTTGAACGCCCTATCAGGAAATCATACCGCATAAGCATACATGAGAGTTACCGGGAGAATGGGAAAGTCAAGAAGAAACAGACCGTAATTTGTACGATTGGATATTATGATATTTTGGATTGTGGCGACTGGCCGGGGGAATATATTATAGGCGGTCTTTCATCAAAAGCGGATGCTCTTGGACTGGAAGAAAGAGAACTGGCAGACCTGATCTATACAAAGTGGCAGGCTATTGTTGACCGCATTTGGGAGGAATACAAACAAACGGAGGAATACGCAGCCAAACAAGAGAACAGCCGCATAATCAGGGAGCATAACGAGAGGGTAAATGAGTTCATGGAGAAATACGGAGTTACCCGGAGCGAATACAACCGCTGCTATGATGTGTTTGGCAAATTGCGCAATCCTGAATACCTGAAAAAGATTAAGGCAGATTTTAAGGCGAAAAAGAAATATGAGCGCAGGAGCCGGGAGCAGAGCCGTAGTTATTATGAAAAATTCTATAGTAACTACGGGGGATATAGTGGCGGTAGTTATTGCGGTACTGCTGCCAGTAACTACAATGAAGCTGACAAGGCCATGCTGAAAAAGTTTTACCGCGCATTATCAAAGGCATTTCACCCGGACAGTAACCCGGATAAGGACACAAGCGAGGAAATGAAGATGCTGAACCGCCTGAAAAGTGAATGGAAAATATAGTTTTTAGTTGATTTTTCAGAAACCTACACGGGATAAAAATGGTACAAATGATATTTTAGAATGTGGGATAATGAGAATATGAAAAAGGAACAGGACGTAACAAGCCTGTTATGGCTAGGAGGTGTTTAGAATGGCAATGACGGATCAGGCAAAAGAAGCGCGTAAAGCATATAAGAGAGAATGGGCAAGAAAGAACCCTGATAAGGTAAAGGCAGCACAGGAACGGTACTGGCATAAAAAGGCGGTAGAAGCAGGGAAAGTAAAAGGGGAGGAGGGATAGTTGATGTCTGAATCAGGATGGAGGGTTGAAGCTCATATATGGCTTAAAAATTTTGATGAGTATTTGCTGCGAAAAAAGGAACTATCAGAATTGCTTGAAAGGCTTCATGGGGACAGCAGCGTGATTGTGTTTTTCAGGAAAACGCCGGAGTATTTAGAAATCCCAGGGGCGTGTTATGACCATATGGATGATAAACAGGCAGATGAACTGATTAATTTCTGCGGAAAGAACAATGTGGATTTTGTTGCTAGGGTGAGCAGGAACACAGAAAGGGAACCGGGGTGTTTGCGTGGGAAACAAAGGCAGGATGAATGACAGACAGAAAGCATTTGCGGATTATTACATAGAGTGCGGAAATGCGGCAGAAGCGGCGAGGAAGGCGGGATATTCCGTAAATACGGCAAGGCAGATGGGAAAGGAGAACCTTACAAAACCTTACATTTTAGAGTATATACAACAGCGAACCGCCCCTACGGAGCAAAAGCGTATAGCATCTGGCGATGATGTACTGAGATTCTTTACAAGGGTGATGGATGGTGACGAGGGAGCAGATATGCCGGACAGGATTTCAGCAGGCAGAGAGATTCTAAAACGTGATGTTTCTGACCGAAAATTAGAAATCGAACTCCTGAAGCTGGAAAGCAAGATCGGAGAAACAACACAGGAATCTGATATTGATGATACCCTTTTAGAAGCCTTGAACGGTACGGCAATGGATGTATGGGGGAACGGCAGCGGTGAAGCGGATTGCCAATAGAGTTGCTCAACAAGCGGATAGGTATTATAAAAAATAAGAATATGAATGGAGGATTTCCATGAAGAAATCAACGATTGAGTATTACAAAAAGGCGGTTAGATTAGCAGAGGGCGCAAGCGGCGCTATTAGCAAGGCAAAGGCAGATTATGAGCATGGGTGTGAAGTGGCAAAAGGGGCTTATGAAGCTGACCTTTTAGGGGAGAAAGGCTATCAGGACAGGTTGAGGGAACTGAAAACGGAACGGGATGCACAGATAGAAAATAGCCTGTCCGGGATTCTGACAGTGGTTGACGAATATGATGCAGAGATGGCAGAACTCGGAAAGCTGGACGGAAATATGGTTGACAGCGGTACAATGGCACTATTGAACAGCGGAATAAACCTTAGCCATGCTGACTATCAGGAGCTTGCAAACCGCCACAAGGACAATGCTGTTATGACACGGATTCTCCGGGAGCGGTATAACGCAAACAGGCCGCAGGAAAAAGGTACAGGCATCACAATAGTGCAGTTTGGCCAGTCCCCGGCAGACAGGTCGGAAGTGTTCAGCAAGTTTGTAAGGACGGTATACCATGCCTGTGAATCCGGCGCACGTTCGGCACTATCTGGGAGTGGAAGATTAAAAACTGTGACAGACTATTATAATTTTATTGCACAGGGTTCACTTGCGGATATGCAGCCATATGGTGATGAATCATTCGATAACCTTGACAAAGATTTCCCGGTGGAAACAGAAAGCGGCAGAGTAGAAAATGCGGGAAATAAGAGTTCTGATTTCAGTTCGGCAGATTTCAATTTTGGTTTTACTCCTATAAGATAAAACATCAAAAGAAAATAGGATATTATAATTGCCTGACAAGGAAATGTGTGCTATACTTCGGACATGGGAAAACCATAGAGCCAAAGGCGGCTTTACCCCTCTTGTATTTTGCGGAGGGTTCAAGTAGCCCTCCAGACGAAAGAAAGGAGGGCGATGCAATGTATGTTACATATCAGGACTTAATCCAGATTGGAATTCTCATTGTTGCCCTTGCTAATTTGTTTTATCAGATTTACAAGGGAAAAAAGAAATAGCCGCC